AGGCCCTGAGCGGTCGCCCTGACGTAGTCCTCGACGGTAGGGCTGTCGCCGTACGCGTCGCCGCGCTGGGTGCGCTCGAACGGCCCGTGCCAGGGCGCGCCGCCACCCACGGACGGGGCGTCCGTCTCGGGCGGCTGCGGCAGGTACTCATTCATCAGCAGGCTGTTGCCGTCCTCGTCGTAGTCCTCGGCGCGCTCGACGCGGTCGGTGACGGGGTTGCGGACGTGCAGCGGGACGTAGCCTGCGGCGAGCCCCAGCGGCAGGGAGCCAGACAGGATCATGCGCCGGATGTGGATGAAGGCCATCGCGTTCCAGGCGACGGCGAGCATGTGGTCCTCGCTGGTGTCCCCGGTCTGGAGCGCCTGCAGGTGCCGCCCGGCGCTGTCCAGGCAGAGCGGCAGGCTGTAGCCGCGCTCCCAGTTCCGCACGGCGTACTTCGCCGCGCCCTGCTCCAGCAGGACGGCGAGGTCCTTCAGGAAGAACGGGCTGATCAGGTCGAACCGGCCCTTGCCGGGTGGGCGGTCACGCATCGCGCCGCCGAACTGCGGGGTGCGGTCGCCGGAGTCGGGCAGGCCGTGGTCGTGCGTGTGAGCGGTCATCGGTTTCCTCTGCTTTCGTTGTGCCGGACGGGGTGCTACAGACCACCATTGTAACATGAAGTCGGGCCGACGCGGTGCTGGCGGCAAAACTCGATGTAGAGGAAGGTGGATCCTGTGGGAGGCAACCCCCCGCGCTGGGCGGGGCGTGTTATGATGGCCGGACGACCACGACACTTGTGGGCTGACCTGCGGGAACGCCTGCACTAGATGGAGGTACGGATGCGCTACCGAGGGATCAACTACCGAACGCCGCTCGAAGCCAAGTGGGCGGCGTTCTTCTACCACCTAGGGTGGGGCGCGACCTACGACCCGTTCGGGTACGGCTCCCCTACCTTTGTCCTCGACGGCGGGTACTACGTCGTCGTCACCGACGCGGTGACGCCGGAGGACTACCAGTGCGACGCGCTCGACAACATGCGGGACGACGACCTAGAGGTGATCGTCGTCGGCGTGACGCCGATGCCTCGGCTCGGCGAGGACGGCTACAAGCGGTACGCCGCAGGGCTCCTGACCAACAAGGAGCAGTACGTTCTCTACTGGGGCGAGCACGACGGGCAGTTGGTCTTCGATGGCGGCGGGCGCGGGCTGTTCCAGGACGTACAGCGGCTCACGACAGCGTGGGCCAAGGCCACCAACGACATCACCGGGATCCAGAACCAGAAGCAGGGGAGCAACAAGTGAACAGGGACGAGACGCTGGCGCTGGCTGAGGCGCTGCTGGAGCAGGGCATCCCGGTCGTCGTGTGCAAGCCGAACCCCAAGACGGGGCATAGTGATCCGGTGACCTCGTGGCGGGACATCAGCGTCGTGCGGTGTCGGCGGCTGCTGAAGCGGTTTGAGTTCGGGACCGACGCGCTCCTGATGATCGGGGGCCACGGCATCGACGTCATCGACGTGGACACCAAGAACGGAGTGTCGGGCTCGATCGAGCCGTTCGGGGACTTCCAGAACTACGGCGTGACGCGGACGCCGTCAGGCGGGTGGCACTACGTCATCCCGTCGACTGGGCTCGGCAAGGCTCCGCTCACGGTAGACGACCGACCCGTGGGCGACTACATCGGTGGCAAGGCCAACGGCTCTGGGCGGTCGGGGGCGTTCCTGCCGGGGTCCGTGCGGCCAGAGTACGGGGACACCATGTACGAGATGGAGATCCCGTGGGACGTCGAGGGAGCCGTCCTGTCGCGGCCGGACCCGGAGGTGCGGAAGAAGTTGGTCGCGGCTGGGCTGAGCGACGGGGCCGAGCAGGATGACGACAACTACGTCGAGGACGACAGCGTCCCGTACCGCGACCCGGCGACCGAGGGGCCAAGCGACTACGCGCAGAAGGTCGTTCGCGAGGAACTGACGCGGCTGGTCGAGTGCGACACGCTGGGCTGGGACGGGCCGGGGTGGGACAACACGACGTTCGAGGTCGCGTGCCGCCTGATCAGGCTCGCCAACTCGCGCTGGTCGGGGTACTCTCGGGAGCAGGCGTACGACGACCTGCTGCGGTGTGCCCCGAGCGACGACGGGTTCGGGGTGGCCGCGCACAAGGCGAAGTGGGCCAGCGCGGACGCCGCAGTCGGCGGGGCAGCCCTGAAGGACCCCAACGACCCTCGCCGAGACTTCGACATCGTCCCGATCACGGACACCGACCCCCGCGTCTGGACGCTGGACGTCACCAACCAGGGCGAGACCCTGGACGTGGTCTACCGCATCGTCGGGCAGGAGGGCAGCCCGCTGGCCGGGCTGTTCCGACGCGGGCAGGACATGGTGTACACGCCGCGCGTCGGGGAGTTCGGCTACCAGCACCCAGACGGCAAGAACGAGGACGGGCCGGTGCAGGTGCGGCGCATGGACGCGACGTCGTTCGCGGCCTACATCGACAAGCGGTACACGGTCAACAAGCGCAGCGCGAGCGGGGTGTTTTCGCGAACCCTGTTCCCGCTGGAGGTCGCTCGCCGCGCGGCGGGCTCGCCCGAGTTGATGGAGTCGTTGCGGGACATGACCAGCGTGTCGCACACGCCGTTCGTCCGCGTGGACGGCTCGGTCTGCGTCACGCCGGGCTACGACACCGAGTCCCGGACGCTGTACCTCCCCGACCGTGGGCTCGTGGTCCCGGACGAGCACGGCGGGCTGGCGTTCCTGGAAGAGGAGATCCTCGGCGGCTTTCCATGGGAGACACCACACCACAAGGCGAACTACCTCGGCGCGCTCCTGACGCCGCTGCTGCGGCGGCTCTGCCCGCACCCGTACCCGCTGTTTGCCTTCACCGCCCCGCAGCCGGGGTCCGGCAAGACGCTGCTGACCGACGTCCTGCGGATGCTGCACGGCGGGGTGTTCAGGGCGGAGATGGTCCGGGACGCGGCGGAGTTGCGAAAGCAGATCACCTCCATCATGGACACGACCAGCGCGCCCGTCGTCACGTTCGACAACATGACCGGCACGCTGAAGTCGCCCATCCTGGAGGCCCTCCTGACGCAGAAGACGTGGCACGACAGGCTGCTCGGCATCTCGCAGGACCGCGAGTGGCCGAACGACCGCCTGTGGACGATCACGGGCAACAACCTCCAGATGGGCGGGGACCTGAAGCGCCGAACCGTGTGGGTCTCCATCGACCCCGGCGTGCCGCACCCGGAGAGACGGAAGGGGTTCAAGCACGACAGGCTGGTCGACTGGGTCGTGGACAACCGGGGCGCGGTGCTGGGTGCCCTGCTGGGCATGATCGAGGACTGGGTCGACGCCGGTCGGCCGGTGATCCCGCTGGCGCGGACGGACTCCTACGGGGAGTGGCAGCAGACGGTCGGCTCGATCCTGGCGCACGCCGGGGTGGCGGGGACGTTCAACCACGAGGAGAGCGAGAAGAAGACCGGCCTGGAGGACGAGGACGAGTGGGGGACGTTCCTCGGTGCCGTGCGAAGGGAGTTCGACGGGGAGCCGTGGCTCGTCAAGGACGTCTTCGCGAAGGTCGAGTTCGGGGACATCGAGCCCGAGGAACTGCCGGGCGACGTGGTCCTGAAACTAGGGCGCGACCCGATCGCGGCGGGGCGGTCGTTGGGGTCGTGGGTGCGGAACAGGTCCGGGCGCTGGACGGACGACGGGTGGGCCGTCCGGCCTGCCGGGGAGGTCAAGAAGACGAAACTATGGCGCGTCGTGACCGTCGACAGCGACCTGCTGTGACGGGGGTTGCGTCCCTCCTTCCACCTGCGGGCGGGGGGAGTTGCTACCCTCCTTCCACCGGGGCGTCCGGGGTGCTGTGGGCGGGGCGCGACCCCAGTTGCTACCCTACTTCCACCCGTCCGTGCTCAGTGGGCCAGGGCGGTTGGGTGGAAGTGGAAGGAACGGGAAGGCAAACCCCCTACCTGTGGGGTGTGAGTTACTTTTTATTGATGTACATGGTAGGTCAGGGGGTAGGACAAGGGGGTTTCCCTTCCCGGAAGTCCCACTTCCACCTTTGGCCAAAACCAGACAGCCTGCCAGGTTTCGGACGCGGCGCGCCGAGACTTGCATTCTACAGGAGAACGGGGTATACTGTCCTTGTCGCCACCGGAGAGCCCGGTCGCGAGCACGAGAGGAAACCGACATGAGCACGAGCACACTGACCGCCACCTACGCGGCGGGCGCGGAGGACGTCCACACCGTCCACGCCAGCCCGCTGGCCGACGTCCTCGGGCACCACGGGCGCAGCGTCGCGCTCGTGGTCGACTACAGCACCGCGCTGTCCCTCGTGGCGCTGCTGGAGACCGGGCGCTACCTGCTCCCGAGCGACCGGACGCGGCTCAGCGACCTCGCCGCCAAGATCCAGGCGTCGTTCGACGCCAAGCACTGAGAGGAAACCGACATGGCACGCACCACCTTCGCTCGCTCGCACCGTGGCCGGGTCGAGCACGTCCTGAGCGCCGACAACCAGCGTCTGACCCGGTGCGGGCTCGACGCCGTGCCGATGGCCAAGTTCACCGCTGCCGAGCGCGGCCAGGACGCCAAGTTCCGCCCGCTGTGCGCGGGCTGCCGCCACACCTTCAACACCGAGAACTGAGAGAGGAAACCGACATGGCACGCACCACGCACGTCAAGCACGCGAGGAAGTTGTACCACACCAAGCCCGTCCTGAACGAGGACGGGACGCCGAAGCGCACGCTGGTCACCAACAAGGACGGCAGCCCGAAGACCGACAAGCGCGGTCGCGAGGTCTACCACTCGGTCACCGAGCGCGACCTGGACCGGCCGAAGCCGAACCTCAGGTGCGACTTTCCCTCGTGCGACATCGACGGCGGCGAGATCCTGCCCGGCACGGCGTACAAGTTCAAGGCGCTTCGCTTCAAGCAGATCAGCCGCCACGAGGCGCACCCGGACTGGCAACTCTGGGAGTACTCGTCGTCCGTGAGCGCGCAGGCAGCCCGGCTGCAAGCCGACATGCAGGCCGCGATCGACGGGGCCGAGTTCACCGAGGAGGACGACTTCGACGCCCTGCGGGACGACCTCGTGGAGATGGTGCAGGGGTTCGTCGAGGAACGGCAGGAGGCGCTGGAGAACATGCCGGAGCAGTTGCAGGACGGCTCTCAGGCGCAGGAGTTCCTTGAGGCCGCTGAGGCGTGGCTGAGCGAGGTCGAGAACGCGAGCGAGCCGAGCGTCGACTTCGCCGAGCAGTGCGAGGACTGCGACGGCACGGGCGAGGTCCAGGTCGACAACCCGGACTACGACCCGAGCGACCCCGAGAGCAGCGAGGACGAGTACGTCGAGGACACCTGCATGAACTGCTCCGGCGAGGGCCACTTCGACGGCCCGAGCGACGAGTGGGTTGAGGAGGCCGAGGGCTCGCTCTCGGACGCGGTCGCCGCGTGCGAACTGTGAGCGCCTGCGGGGACGTCAGCGAGGCAGGGTGGGCCTGTACCCTGCCAGCCGGGCACGGCGGCGCTTGGCACAGGTACGCCTACGAGGGCACCGGGCACGGCGACGACAAGTACGTCAGGTGGCCCGTCGAGGCCGACGGCCCGAGCGGGAGCGCCGAGGACTTCGTCCGCTGGCTGGGCGAGACGCACCGCGCGGTGAGCCACCGTGGCGCGATGGCGGTCGAGTTCCACCCGTCGACTCCGGGCGAGGCGCGGGCGCTCCTGGAGGCGTACCGCGCTTCTGTTGGCCCGGCTGACGGGGGCCGGGTCGAGGTCAGGACCGTCTACGCCACGCGGTTCTACGGTGGCCCGCTCGACGGGAAGACGGTCGACTTGACCGCGCTGCCCCCGAGAGCGGAGTTTCTTGGCACGCTCTACGCCCGCCTGGACGACCCTGACACCGGGGCACCGCTGGGGGCCTACGTGGCAGAGAGCGGCGCGTCTGGCCTGCCCTCGGTCGGGGCGCGCGTCAGGACGCACGGCACCGGCCTGCGGGGCGAGGTGGTCGCCCACGACGCGCGGCCGGGGCTCCGTGTCCGCTGGGAGGACGGGACGACGACCCGCGTCCTGCCCGGCCGCGTGGAGGTCCTGCCGTGAGCGGGCCACGACGGCAGGGCGCGTCCCCGACGCCCGTGGCCCGTCCCGAGGCCGGGCGGGTGCTGGCCTACACGGGCGAGGGGTGGGGCGTCGAGCCCTGCCCCGGCTGTGGCGAGGTGCCGGGGCCGGGGGAGCAGCGCGTCACGGTGTCGGGCGTCTGGCGTCCGTGGCACGCCGCCTGCTGGGACGCGAGCCTGCTGTGAGCGGGCAGCCCTGCCCCGAGGCTGAGCCGGGCGGGCTGCCGCACGGCTGCTTCCGGTGCTGCCAGCGCTGCAACCTCGACCTGCACTCGTGCCCCGGCTGCGGGCTGCCGCTCAACCACGGCGTCGAGGTGTGCCTGCTGTGCCGGAACAGGACCCGGCCGTGAGGACGCTCTGGGCTGTCGTCAGGGTCGGGCTCCTGCGCGGCTGGCCCGGCCAGCGGTGCCCCGGCTGTGGGGTGAGGCCGCTGAAGCCCCACCGGGGGTCGTGCCCACAGCGCAGGTGGGGCGACGTCTGGGCCTAGACGCCCCGCTCTGCCCCGAACGCGGTCGCCCGGTCTCCGGGTGACCGCGTCGTGCTGTCTGGTCCAGAGCGGGGAACCGTCAACTCTCGTCGCTTCATGGTAGACTGGGACCGTGGACTCCCGGCGCTGCCCGTGGCGGGTCGTGTGCGCGGGCGCGAAGGGCCAACGGAGACATCGAGGTTCGAGCCTCGAACGGTGAAGGGAGACAACGTGGCTGCGACGAGGACGCCGAAGCGGACGATGAGCCCCGCCCAGGTAGAGGCGATGTTCGCGCTCGAACGGCGGGTGCTCGAACTGCGGACGACAGGAAAGTCGTTCTACGCCATCAACCGTGAGATCGGGATCCAGAACAGCCACCAGGTCTTCAAGCGGGCCATCAACCGCGACGACAACGCCGAGTTCCGGCGTGCAGAAGCGTTGCGGCTAGAGGAGGCTCGGCTCGACGCCCTCCAAGAGGGGATCTGGACGAAGGCCCTCAACGGCGACGCGCGGGCCGTCGAGGTCGCGATCAAGGTCCTGGAGCGCCGCTCCCGGCTGCTCGGTCTCGACTTCGCCGACGTCGCCGCTGGGCGGCTGGTCGAAATCGAGTCCTGGAAGGTCGAGATGATGACCGTCGCGCTCGGAGAGATGTTGGCGCACATCGGGCTTCCGGCCGCGACGCAGCGGGAGGGAATCGCGTTCTTCCTGAACAAGATCCGCGCTCTGCCGTCAGCACCGTTGCCCGCCAACGAGACTGACACCGTCGACGCCGAAGTGGTGCTCGACGAGGACGACATGGCCCTGCTGTGACGCCGCGCGAGGCCGAACTCCAGGCAGTAAGGACCGCCGAGAACTGGGTCTGGCCGTTCGTGCTGGCCGGTGACCCGCGAGCCGTCCGGCTGGCCGCCCGCCTGCTCGACCGGCACGCGAAACTGCTTGGCCTGCAAGGAGGCTCACGGTGAAGGACAACGCCGCCGCCGCGAACCTCCAGTACCTCGAAGGCAGTTGGATCGACCACCTGGAGGCACGGCTGACCGAGTTGATCGGCGACCGCCAGGAGTGGAGCAGCCCGGCCGAACTCGGGGCGCACCTGGACAGCGGCTACGTCCGCCGCCCACACCTGGACTACCTGAGCAGCCGAATCGTGAAGGCGGTCAAGGACGTTGAGGGCGGGCAGAGCCGCTACCTGCTTGTGTCGATGCCGCCCCGGCTCGGCAAGAGCCTCACCGTCAGCGTCCAGACGCCAGCGTGGTTGCTGCACAGGCACCCTGACTGGCCGATCATGCTGCTCAGCCACAGCCCGGACCTCGCCGCTGGCTGGGGCCGTCAGGTCCGCCGCCTGGTCGAGGACCACCCGGAGTTGGGCCTCTCGGTCGCGAGCGACGCGGGCGCGGCCACGGACTGGGAGACCACGGAGCAGGGCACGGTCATCTCAAAGTCGATCCGGCAGAGCATCACCGGGCGCGGCGCGAAGGTGATGATCCTGGACGACGTCGTCAAGGACTTCGCCGACGCGCACAGCAGGCGGAGCCGGGAGTTCGTCTGGGACTGGTGGCAGGCCAACAGCCGCACCCGCCTGCACCCGCCGAGCCTGGTGATCGTGCTCGGCACGCGCTGGCACGAGGACGACGTCATCGGGCGGCTGCAGAGCACCGAGTACGACGGCGACCCGGCGCAGTGGGAGGTGATCTCCCTTCCGGCGCTTGCTGAGGACGGAGACCTGTTGGGGCGCAAGGAGGGTGAGCCGCTGCTGAGCCCCCTTCTGCCGCAAGAGACCCCGGAGCAGGCGCTCGTCCGCTGGGCCGACATCAAGCAGGCGGTCGGGTCGTACGCGTGGGCGGCGCTCTTCCAGCAGCACCCGTCCCCGGCCACGGGCGCGATCTTCAAGAGCGACTGGTGGCAGTTCTGGGAGCCGTCAAGCCTCCCAACGTCGTTCGACCGGCTGATCACCTCCTGGGACACCGCGTTCAAGGGCACCGACACGAGCGACTACGTCGTCGGGCAGTTGTGGGGCACGGTCGGCGCAGACCGCTACCTGCTCAAGCAGGTTCGAGCCCGGCTGACCTTCACCGAGACGCTGCCGACCGTCGAGCAGTTCATCGAGTCCTCCGTTTTCGTTGCGCCGCAAGGAGTCTACGAGCACATCGTCGAGGACAAGGCCAACGGCACGGCCGTGCTCGACGTGCTGAAGACGCGGGTGCCGGGGATGATCGCCGTCAGCCCGACCGACAGCAAGGAAGCGAGGGCGCGAGCGGTCACGCCAGAGATCGAGGCTGGGAACGTCTACCTCCCGGCCCACGCCGACTGGCTGCTCGACTTCGTCGGCGAGGCAACGCAGTTCCCGAACGGGGCGCACGACGACCAGGTCGACGCGATGACGCAGGCCCTGACGCGCCTCCGGTCGCTCGGCAGCGTCGTCACGCTGGTGCCGCAGGCGACGATCAACCGGGGCTTCCGCCGTGCGGGCGCTCCTGGCCTGCGACGACGCGCGTGACGCCGGGGTAGAATGGGCTTCATGGAGCCCAGCGTAGGCCGCACCGTCCACTACGTCAGCCGGGGCTCGGCAGACGGCAAGTACCCCAGCCTCTGCCGTGCCGCCGTGGTGACGGAGGTCCTGACGGGCAACCTTGTCTCGCTTGCCGTCCTCAACCCGTCCGGGCTCTTCTTCGACCAGAACGTCAGGCGCAGCGAGCCCGTCGACCGGGACGACGAGCGCGAGCCGGGGACGTGGCACGAGCCGGAGAGGGTGGGCTGACGTGGCGGGCGACTCGTGGTTCGACCGCCTGCGGGGGCGCGGGGCGGGCACGCCGGTCATCGTCGTCGGGGGCGACCCGGACGCGTGGGCCTACAACGGGCCGACGAGCGTGACGGCTGCTGCCACGGTCGTGGCCGACCAGGGCGCGTCGGGCGGGCGAAAGATCAAGCGCAAGAAGCCAAAGCAGCAGGCCGCGATCGACCTCGCCCCGGAGGCGTGGGAGATGTACCGCCAGGTCGGCGAACTCCGGTACGTCTCAAACGCGATCGCCTCCAGGATGGGGCAGGCGACGCTGTACGTCGAGCAGGACGGCGTCAGGGTCGACGACTCTGAGGACGAGGACCCGATCCTGGCGCTGATCACGCCGCAGATGGTCGAGCGAATGGGCTTGAACCTCTTCATCGCTGGCGACTGCTGGCTCGCTGGCCTGCCGGAAGAGCCGGGCGGCGACGCCGAAGACCCAACGGACACAACGGACGTCGACTGGCTCGTGCTCTCGACCTTGGAGGTCAAGGAGTCTCGCGGCGCGCGGCTGGTCGAGATCCGGGGCGAGAAGTACAAGCGGGACGACATCTACCTCGTCCGGGTCTGGGACCCGCACCCCGCCGTCTGGGAGGAGGCCGACAGCCCCGTGCTGAGCGCCCTTCCGATCCTTCGGGAGTTGGTCGGCCTGACGCAGAGCATCAGCGCCAACGTCGACTCCCGGCTCGCCGGGGCGGGCGTGTACTGGCTGCCGAACTCGATCCTGAACAGCGCCACCGTCCCTGAGGCCGTGGCGACGCAGTCCTTCGCCGAGAACCCGGTCCTGAACGCGCTCATGAACGCCATGCTCCTGCCGATGGAGGACCGGAGCAACGCGTCCTCGGTCGTGCCGCTCCTGATGGGCGCGCCCGACGAGAGCATCGCGAAGATCCGGTTCGACTCGTTCTCGACCCCCTTCGACAAGAACGTCCCGGCCCAGATCGACCAGTCCCTCCGCCGTCTGGGCCTCGCCCTGGACGCGCCGCCAGAACTCCTGCAGGGCATGGGCGACGCGAACCACTGGGGGATGTGGCTCGTCCGCGACGAGGTGATCCAGGCCCACGTCGCCCCGCGCCTGTCCCTGATCGTGGACGCCCTGACGACGGGCTTCTACCGTCCCATCAGGGCTCAGCAGGAGCCGCCCGGCACGGACGTGAGCGTCTTCGACGTGAAGGCGGACGTGTCCCACCTCGTCCAGCGCCCGAACAGGCTCGCCGACGCGTCCCAGTTGCACGCGGTCGGCGTGGTCAGCGACAAGGCGCTCCGCGAGGCCGGGGGCTTCGAGGACGAGGACGCGCCGACCAACCAGGAGAAGGCCGTCGCGATCGCGCTCTCGGTCGCGCAGGTGAACCCCCAACTGCTCGACAACATGCCGCAGATCGTCTCGTCCGTCCTGGCCCTGCTGGACGGCACGCCGCAGAGCGGGCCGGGCGTGGTCCAGAGCCAGCGCCTGCCCGGCACGCTGACCCCGCTCGCCCCCGGCAACGTCCCTGCGGTCGTGCCGCCCACGGCGACCGCCCCGGCCGCGAAGACAGCGCCCAACGGGACCCCGACGAACGGGGCAGCCGCACCGCTCACCAACGCAGAGGGCCAGCCAGCGCAGGGGAGCCCGGTATGAGCGACCCGCACCACGTCCTCGTCCCGAGAACGGCGTTCGCGCAGGAGCACCCGTGCGTCCTCCACGCGTACCACTCCCCCGCCCCGGTCGTCACGGAGTACCACCACTCCCACCCGGTCTACCTGCAGAACCGCTTGTGGGGCAGGATCGTCGACGGCCCGGACACCTGGCTCTGCTCGAACTGCCATGAGGCGGTTCACGCCTGGATCTACTGGCTGCTCGGCGAGCGCAGGCAGCCGCCGAACATCGGGCGCAACGCCAAAGCAGAAGCGGAGCGGACGGTGGCGTGGTACCGAACAGCGTTGGAGGCCAAGAGCCCTCCGCCACAGGGCTACAACAGGGCGGTCGCGCTGTGCGTTCACCGGCACAGGCTCCCGTCCGCCCAGATCCCCTGCCTGGAGTGCCTGAAGGAGGCGAGCGAGCAGTGACCGTCCAGCCCGCCACCACCCGCCAGAGCCCGGAGGACTTCCGCGCGCTGGCCGCTGCCTGCGACATGGCCGTCCTGCGAGCCCTGGAACTCGTCGGGAAGCGCGTTGCGAGAGACGGCCGCTCGCGGTACGGCGCGATGCAGAAGTCGGGCAAGACGTGGAGCGAGGCCCACACGATCTGGAGGCCGGAGCCCGCGCAGGTCGACGCCGCGCTCGCTGGGGCGTGGTCGGTTCTGCCGCGCCTCGCCTCCTCGCACGGCTGCTGCTCCCTCGTCGAGCCCGCTCTCCACGCCGTCCTGGACGGCTACGTCCGGGAGGTCGTGTTCGCCCAGAAGGCGCACACCTTCGAGGCCCTGGAAGAGAGGCTGGCCCGTGTCGTCACAGTCCTCCCGTGACGACGCGGAGCGCGTCCTCACGAGGGTCGTCGCCACGTCGACTCGGACGTTCCTGCAGCGCGTCCTCGACGAGGTCACGGCGGCCATCAAGGCTGGCCGCTTCGACGGCGCGCAGCCGGTGCTGGCGCTCGGCGTCATGCTGGGCTGGTGGACCGACGACGTGGCGGAGAAGGTCGTCACCAGCATCCAGACCTCGTGGGAGTCGGCCTTCTCGGTCACCTCCACCTCAGGCCAGAAGGTCCAGACCGCGCGCAGCGACGCAATGGCCTTCCACATCACCGCAGTTCGAGACCGGCTCTCCCGCAGCGCCCTGCCGGAGGTCCCCAACGCGGCCTTCGACCAGGTCCGGCTGTCGCAAAGCGAAGCGGCCCTTGGCGGCTGGGACACCCCGACAGCAGCGCGGGACATCGCGGAGCGCCTCTCGTGGGAGCCGGACAAGGCGTACTGGCGCGACCAGAAGAAGTACGCGGAGGACCAGATCGACAGGTTGCTCGACCCGCTCGGCAGGCCCGGCACCCCGACCAGGACGCACGCCCACCGGCACGACCCGGAGGTCCAGTTCTGGCAGTCAGTTCGAGCCGACGCCGTCGACAAGATCAACGAGGACCGGGGCGACTGGGAGCGCCGCGCGACCCGCATCGCCCGCACCGAGGCGACGGCCGCGTGGAACTCCGGCAGCCTTGCCGCCCTTGCCTCGGAAGGGCGCACCCACAAGGCGTGGCTGGCCCACGTCGACGACAGGACGCGCCCGTCCCACGCGACGGCGGACGGCCAGACGCAGCCCCTGAGCCGCCCGTTCCACGTCGGGGACGCCCTGCTGATGATGCCCGGCGACCCCTCCGCGCCGCCGTGGGAGACGGTGAACTGCCGCTGTACCGTGATCGGCGCGGTCGCCCCTCTCGACACGGACTCCCTGACGGCTGCCGCCACCCAGCACTGGAGGGACCAACTCAGGATCCCGAAGGGCAACGGGAAGGAGTCCGGCCGCTGGACGTTCACGCCCTGGAAGCACCTGGACGACCTCGCGGGCCTGTTCAACGGCCTTGGGGCAGACCAGTACCCGGACACCCGCGCCGCCGTCACCAGCGCCCTCGACGCGCTGAAGGGGTTCGACGCAAACAACTACGACGTCCACGACGACGCGTTCATCACGGCTGCCGCCCAGGTCGCCGACATCCTCAAGAACGCCCCCGACACCGGGGACCCGTCCCTGGACCACGCCCTCTCCGAGGCGCGAGCGGGCACAGAGAAGTTTGCCGACACGGACTGGACGCTCTTCAACGAGGCGACCGACATCGGCGCGCCGCCCGCGATGGGCCGCATCACGAACAAGAGCGTGTGGGACGGAGACCTGCCCGGCGACGCAGCGGTGAACCCGGACCTCGCCGACAAGACCTCGCAGTGGCTGAAGGACGAGTTGGACCGCATCAAGGCCCACCCGGTCGCCCCGTCCCCCACGGCGCGCCGCAAGCGTGCGATGTACATGCAGGAGTTGAACGACCGCCGCGACCGCGACGAGCGCCACCTCGTCGACCCGAGCGACACGGACTTCACGAAGCCGGAGCCGACCGACCTTACGAAGCCCAAGCCGCCCGCCCCGGACGCCCCGACGACCCCGTCGCCCAACGCCGACAAGTACACCGACGTCGACAGGCACCTCGTCAAGAACGACGTCGACTACAGGTACCTGGGCCTGAAGACCGGGGACACCGCCCCGTCGTACCAGTTGGGCGTCAGGCAGCGCGAGAAGTGGAAGGCGCTCAACAACGACCAGCGCACCGAGGCGAACTACCTCATGCGCGCCACGGACCTCCGCACGGACGCGGCGCTGGAGCAGGCGTCTCGGCTCGGCACCGCCCCCGACGACGGCTGGACGGTCTACGACCAGCCGATCCCGGCCAAGGGGGAGCCGGACCTACAGGTCGGCGACGTCGTCCGCAGGACCCCAACTGGGGGCGACTGGTACGTGACCGGCGTCCACCCCAACGACATGCCGAACGCCGAGCCGGGGTCGAAGCGCTACACCGTCGCGCTCACCCCGAACGGCAAGAGCAGCGGGGCGGGCTGGGGGCCGGAGTCGCTGTGGATCTCCAAGCGTCAGAACGTGACCCCGTCCCCCAGCGTCCCAGACGGACCCGGCTACGAGGTCAACACGCCGGAGCCGCACCAGACGACCATCACCCAGATCGCCAACGGGATCTACCAGGCCGAGTGCTCGGCGTGCGGCTGGAAGGGCTTTCCCGGCTCGTCCCGCAACGCCGTCGAGCGCGAGGCCCACATGCACGAGGCCGGGGCGAACGCCGCCCGCGCGACGGCGCAGGACCCCGCCCTGGCCAAGAAGAGGCGCGAGCAGAAGGCCCGGCACGACTCGATCCTGTTCCACATGAGGAAGATCGACCCCACGGGCTCAGACGGCCCGGTCGCCGCCCGCAAGACCGCGCTGACGATGTTCTCGAACCTCCGCAACGAGATCCAGGACGAGCGCGACGGCGGGATGCTGCAGCCGGGCGACAACCTACTTGGCCTCGGGGACCGCTACCTGCTCGACGCGTGGAAGGCGCTGCGGGACAAGAACCCCGACGCCTACGACAAGGCGCTTAAGGACTTCTCGGCCCTCGTCGACGAGCGCGCCCCGGACGACCCGTGGCGCACCACGGCAGCCACGCTGAAGGACCTTCGCCCGGCGTGGGAGCCGATGTTCGGCGAGGACCCGATCGACCCGCGCCACGCGAAGTACGTTGAGGCGCTCGGGAAGGCGACGACGCCCGAGGAGGTCAGCGACGTCCTGAAGGGCATGGACGACCTCGTCAGGAGCGAGAGCGCCGGGCCGCACCCCGGCCTCACCCCGGACGGGTTCGTCGCCCTCATGGCCGCGCGAAACGCCATCATCGCGAAGAACCCGGAGGGGTGGCTCACCAACGTCCAGCGCCTCGAAACCCAGATCAGCCACAGCGACGGCGAGCACTGGAAGGCGTACCAGCAGCCGCTGGCCGACGTCAAGCCGAAGGTCTACGAGGCCCTGGTCGCCCAGACGGCGATGGTCCACCAGGACCTCGCCGAGCGCTACGGCACGCTTCCGCCCGAGCACACGCTCCCGGAGGCCGTCATCCAGACCATCGGCATGTTCTACTCGACGAGGAAGGTCAACAACAACTGCGTGCTGGCCTCGAACGCGTACGAACTCCGCCGTCGCGGCATCGACGCGCACCCGAAGCAGGCCAAGGACGGCCGGTCCAGCATGGCCGCGCAGATGGTGTGGTTCGGCGCGTCGTGGGACGACTTCAAGAAGGTCGAGGGGCTGAAGGGCCGTCAGGCTGCCATGCGGTACAAGATCACCGCCGACGCGATCAAGGCCGCGCACCCGG